AAATTCGCAAGAGGCCAGCATTTGCCATTGCAACCCTTGGTCTGCAAGTTATAGTTGCTATCGCTCGGCGTAGCCATTGCCTGTGTATGCACTGTGCCCATCCTCACATACGCCGCATGCCAAGCTACTCCAACATCGCTGTACTGCACTACATTGCCCGTCACACCAACCGTGAATGCTGCACCTCCCAGATCCAGCTTATGTTGAAAGCCTTCCTGGACCCAATAACCATCTCCACGATCTTTCGACAGCGACGTACCAATCCCCAACTCCAGATCGGTGGCATGAACTGGGCAAATATAGGCCAGCAAGAATCCAATCAAAAAGGCTTTCATGATTGCATACTCGCCAAAGCAAGTTTTACTGCTAGAGGTGTGTAAATTGCACCATCCGGAGTACGCTCCCCTTCCAGATAGTTCAGCACTCTGTATGTAGCTTTCTTAACCGAACCACATTCTTTAAGAGCTTCCATACACAAGTTATACAGCCCTTCATCATTGTTCAACCAAAGGCTTACATTCCAGGCGTTCCAACTACGATGTCCGTTGTATTCTTTCATCTCGTTCTCCTAATGCAGTGTCTCTTCTTTCACCTCATACCAGCCCTTACCTTCCAGCAGCTCGACATGATGCTCTCCATACTCAACCGCCATTTCCTGGCTCAGAGCCACACATTGATCTACCAACGTGCCTGTGAACTCGTCAATCTCCTTGTACAGATTGACAGTGATAACTGAATGTTTCATTTCCACTCTCCTCAATCCCACGTTTAATGTGGATACATGAACAAACTGCATATCCAAATGGCAACCACTATTGCCGCCAGCACTGCGCATACCAGATCGTCCTTACCCATCATATCCTCCTATTAATTACCACTTTCCTATGATGCCTATACACCACCCCAAACACTGCAACAGGCAACCGTGGGCATACCGCGGCAAGCAAATAATGCTCAATCTTGGCTATCGCTCTCATGGTATGCCCCTTTCTTCTATCAATACCCCAACCAATCTCTTACTGCTTGCCGTGTGGCAGGGATGGTTTCCACCAGATCAAACACCTTGCCGTGCAATAAAAGCCACCAACCCTATATTTGCTGCATTCATGCTGTTTTCCTGCATGACACCACCGTAGCTCTGCCGAATGGGGCAAAAATGGTGTCTCCTTTGAGATACGGCTCAAGGGTTGTGATTTTGCCTTTAAATGGCCCAGCACCGCTAGGGTTATCGTAGACATAACGAATAATGTATTTCATGCTGTTCTCCTCTATGTGTTGTGCTCCGATGACTTCAGCATAGCCTACCCATTTGCCTAGTTCAACCATTTATTCATTATCTCTCATTCTAATATTAGACATCTTCGTAATGCCTTTAGCCTGCTTTATGCCTCTCTAGTATATAGCCCTCTACCATAGAGCAGCCATGCTATGCCACCTACCCTATTACCTTGCTCTGATTGTGCAATAGACAGCGATCTCATATCCTTCTTAAGCCTATTAATCAATGAGTTAGTGTTGATGAAACAAAGACAGTGATAGTTGTATCCAACTCAACAATGCCCATCCATTGTTCAATCTGAATCAACAATAGTATTATGATAACAATGTGGCAACTGTTCCACGTGGAACACCCTCCATCCGGGCAATTCCAGACGAGAATGCTTATCATTACCATGGCAGCAGAAAAGGTGGTCAAGTCCTTCGGGTAACTGGCCAGGCAGCCTCAAGGGGATCGGCACTTGCCTTCACAAATTTTTGGTTTTCCAATTTGATAATAGTTGCTAGTTTGCCAAGTAAAATAATCGAGGTTTAAAAGCCGCTGGAAATTGCTATACTGTGAGTGGAAAATTTTTTGTTGGAGCAGCGAACATGCCTAAGAAGACACCAGCCCACTACAATACGAGAGTGGCGAATCGAATATGCGAGAACATCGCTATGGGGGACTCATTGAAGACGGCGCTCATGAAAGATGTGCTTGCACCTACTGTGCAGACTGTTTATCGGTGGCTGGATCAGTACCCATCGTTCAGAGAGAAGTACGAGCGGGCGCGTTTGCTGCAGGCAGATATTCATGCGGATACAATGATGGAGATGGCAGCGGACGTTCTGAAAAATCCACAGAAAGCCAGCGCTTATAGGGTGGCAGCAGACATACTGCAATGGCAAGCCAGCATGCGCAATCCCAAGATGTACGGCAATAAGGTGACGGTGGAAAGCAAAGCTCCACCTATGAATCCTTCGCAGATTAAGGCTGAAATTGCAGCCCTGGAAAAAGAGCTGAATGTAGATGCCGGCTCAACAATCAAGAGTAGAGATGCTGCTGGCGCAGAGCATCCCGACCCAATTGTGGATGATGAACCATTGAAGCTACGGCCTTCGCTGTTCGACAAACCTGCGGGCACTGTGCAATGACTAATGTTTTAGCCTTCAAAAAATCTTCCTGTGATTTAGGCACACAGTTACGTGAGTTAGCAGATTATGCCGATGCACATCCAGAGGAATTTGGTAAAGCTGTTCTCATGCATGCTCCTGGAGTCCTAACTTTTAGATGGACTTGGTTCGGAAAAATAACTTTGGCTGAACTTATTGGAATGTTAGAAATAGCAAAGATAGAGTGCTATAACACCCACGTGGAAGAAGCATGAAAATCTCGCCGGAAGCAAAGCTTGCCAAGTTGCAGCGTCTCACTGAGCTGCGCAAGAAGTGCAGCATGTTCTTCTACAAGCCGTATGCACGGCAGCGTGAGTTTCATGAATGTGGTGCCAAGTACCGGGAGCGGCTATTCATGGCCGGCAACAAGCTGGGCAAGACTTATAGTGGGGGGTATGAAGTTGCGTTCCATACCACTGGGATTTACCCGGACTGGTGGAAAGGCCGTCGCTTCACAAAGCAAAATCGTGGGTGGGCTGGCTCCGTTACATCCGAGCTGACAAGGGATGGCATACAGCGGATCTTGCTTGGCCCTACAGGGAGATGGGGCACTGGCTGCATCCCAGCCGAACTCATAGTAGAAATTAAACGGGCTCGTGGCGTACCGGACGCAGTTGAATCAATTCTAGTACGGCACACCAATGGCGATGTTTCGCAAATAATTTTTAAAGCATACAGCGATGGACGAGAAGCATGGCAAGCGGAAGATTTGGAGTGGGTATGGTTTGATGAAGAGCCGCCCGAAGACATTTACACAGAAGGTGTAACTCGGACCAACAATAGCGGGGGACCTGTATTTTGCACTTTTACTCCGCTGCTTGGCATGTCGAATGTGGTGCTACGTTTCCTGAGTCAGGACCACCGGGATCGCAAAGTCATCAACATGACCATCGACGACGTTGAGCATTACAGCGTCGAGCAGAAGCGGATGATCATAGATGCCTATCCGCCGCACGAACGTGAAGCCCGTGCCAATGGAACTCCAATGCTCGGGAGCGGTCGTATCTACACTGTTATTGAAAGTGTTTTCAAGGAGCCTCCTCTTGTCCACGTACCCACGCACTGGAAACAAATCATCGGCATCGACTTTGGCTGGGACCACCCCACAGCGGCTGTGCGGCTTTTGTATGACGAGGATTCGGACTGCATACACGTACGAAACGCATACCGTCAATCCGAGCAATTACCACTTGTACACGCGAGTGCAATTAAGCCGTGGGGTACATGGGTTCCGGTGGCTTGGCCGCACGACGGCTACCAGCACGACAAAGGCTCGGGCGACGAAATAGCCAAACAGTACGCTGACGAAGGTCTCCACATGCTGGAAGAACATGCCACTTGGGAAGACGGATCCAATGGTGTGGAAGCAGGTCTCATGGAAATTCTAAAACGCCTGCAAACTGGCCGCTTCAAAGTCGATGAGAATCTGCATGAGTGGTTCGAGGAATACCGCATGTACCATCGTAAGGACGGCAAAGTCGTGAAGAAAATGGATGACTTGATGTCCGCTACTCGCTACGCCGTGATGATGCTCCGCTACTCCATGCCCGAACTGTACGCCCCCAAACCGCGTGACAAATATGCGGCATACGGCTATGATGGCGATGACTCAACTTGGATGGCCTCCTGATCATGTTGTTTCTCTCCTCCGTCTGCATAGTCTTCATCCTTCTGATCATCATGGGTCTTCTATGATTGCCCTCGCTCTCATCGGTGTAATCCTATTGCTCGGCATCCTTTTCATTCTCCTCTCTTCGCATGATGACGATCCAATGGATTAGTTGTGTTTCCCGTTGCGGCCCGGCCGCACCCCTATAATAAACTGATCTAATGGAGTTGTCAATGCTTAGAGAGAAAAGAATATGGAATGGTATGATTCAACGCTGTCATAATCCAAATTCAGATTCTTACCGTTGGTATGGCAAACGAGGTATTCAAGTATGTGAAAAATGGCGAAATTCCTTCTTGGAATTCTATGCAGATATGGGGCCATCAAATGGGCTTAGTATCGAACGCAAAGATAATAACGGTAACTATGAGCCTTCCAATTGCAAATGGGCAACTAGATTTGAGCAAGACAAAAATAAACGGAAAGGCCCAAAACAAAATTTTACAATGCCTTTTTCCAACAAAAATGAAAGAGCAATACGACATGCTGCCGCTTACGCAAAATTTTTAGCCAATCAACAGGAGCAATAAATTGGACCTCAACGAATATGAAAAAATGCAGCCGCACATCAAACTGGATGGGATCACTTTCCTTACCCCGAACGCGCATTGTGCGTGGAGGGTTGAAACACTTTACACCAAGGAACCGGACACCATTGCATGGATCAACAGAATGCGCGACGGCGACATATTATTTGACGTGGGGGCGTGTATGGGTGGATATAGTCTTTACGCGGCGAATCGTGGCATTCACGTCCATGCCTTTGAACCTGAAAGCCAAAACTTTGCTTTACTTTGCCGAAACATTGCGATCAACAATATGAATGGCCGCATCCGGCCTTGGCCCATGGCGCTTAGCGACAAATCCGGCTTTGACTTATTTCATGTGCAGAGCATGAAAGTGGGCGGATCCTGCAGTTCCTACGCCGAAGAAGTAAATTTCCACTTGGAGCCAAAACAATACGCTTTCCATCAAGGTGCATGCGCAATAACCATTGACGAATTCTCGGCAGAATACGGCTTTCCAGACCACATCAAGATCGATGTTGATGGCCTAGAGCATAAAGTGCTGGCCGGGACAAGAAACACCCTCCGCGCTGTAAAATCCGTCCTAGTCGAACTGAATACGGCGCTCCCATTGCATCAAGCCATCTATGAG